ACTGCAGCATGAAGTTGCTGCGTCCCATTGACGCTTCACGTTCGATAAGATCTTCATTGCTAAATCTATCCGGGTCAGTTACGCTCCACGGTTCGGCACCGTTGTCGATGTCTGCCTGGAGCTGGGAAGCAATTAAACCTTCATAGTTAGCCAGTTTGCGAGGAACACGAGCTGGCCAAACAAAGGGGCGGTAGTTACGTTCTGCAAGTTTTCTGTAGATAGTAAATGTTGTCTGTGGTGTGCCAAGATAAATAATCCGGCTGTCGTCTTTTGGCGTAAGAATAGATTCAGCCTCTGTACAAAGTTGAAGCAACTTCTCACGCATCATTTCTGTCATTGAGTTGCCGGGAACCTCAACGTCGTCGAGAATCATTAAATCTGCGCGACTTCCGGTGAGCTGTCCAGTAATGCCCACCGATTTTACGCTTGGGGCTTGGCTTGGCGAACAGTTTACATCGAAACTGATGCGACTCCATCGAGCATCGTCCGATTTGGGTCTTAGATGAGTAAGCCATGGCGTTTCAATGATAAGTTTTTGCAAAAATATACTCATGTTATCTGCGCGTTCCTTGGAAGCTGAGATAACCATGATCTTCTTTTCGGCGTCATTAAATAAAGTCCAGAGCACAAATGCGCCAGTAATCCAAGACTTACCTACACCACGAAACGCTTGGATCTGTAGTCGTTTGGGTCCGTGTTGTAGGTAGTCGGCAATAGCGTATTGTGCCCTGGTCGGTTCGGGTAGGTCTAGCTGCGACCACAGGGCTTGTAGAAATACTTTAAAATCGCCCTGTAGGGCGGCTAGTACGTTACTCATAGGGTGTTAGTTTGCAAGTTTAAAGCCAAGATCAAACGCTCTGCTGTCCGTAGTTAAATTACTTAGAGTTTCAATACCGCCGTAAGCTGCAGATTCACGGTTTAAAGGTGAAACGGGGTTACCGCCTACAGCTGTAACAGGTCGATTATCAATCTCATTAATTATTGCATCCATTTCGTGGATGTTGCGGGCTGCAGCAAGTCTCCGACGTTGAGCCGCGTTAAACCGGTTAGTTAATTTTTCAGTTTTTTTATCAATATCGGGTTGAATAAAATCCCGATACAAAATATTAAACGTTTTTATACGGTTAGCTAAATCCATGTTAGAAAAATTAGGCATGTCACTAGGACGCATACCTTGTTTTTCCATATAACGGTGTAAAGCGTTGTGTGCAGGTTTACGGAGATATTCGTAGTTTTCTTCTACATCTCCTAAATTTAAACCTTGACTTGCTGCATGATTAGATAGCTTTAACGCATCTGCGTCAGACAATCCCTCAAAAAGGGGTTTGTATAGCATAATCATGCGTTTGTGATGTCGATCAAACCCAGGTTTTAGCGGAGGAACTTGTCTTGGAGCTGTTCCTCGCTGCACTTGCTCGGCTGCGCTACGAACGCCATCAGAATGCCTGTGTTTAGGACCAACTCTGTTTTTTGATTTATCTTTCCAGTGTAGTTCTTGCTCGTAGCCAAGTTGTCTACCTGCTTCCGCAGGGCTCATACCGGGGTTTTTTTCTAGAAGGTCTTTTACATCCTGATACTTGCGTTCAGCCATTACTTAATATGCGATAAAATTAGGTTTTCTCTCGGCGTAATGCCGAATGTCTGCCTCATCCATTCGAGCCAGTTGCTCGTACCTTTGTTCTGATTACATTTCCTGCAGGATGGAACCAGATTTCTTGTAGTAGTTTCTCCTCCATAAAAACGAGGTACAACGTGATCAAGAGTAAGCTCATGTAATTCATAGGATTTTCCACAATAGACACATTGACAGTTGAAGTGTTCCTTAATGGCTCGTCGCCACAGTCGTTTCGCTTCAGGACTGGTCATAGTTATCAAATTTTGCAGGTAGTGTTCAGGACTTGGCAGAAGTGGGGTCATGCGTACTTCTTATTGGTGCGGGGTCTACGTCGGTTACTAGAGGGCGTTTCAAGTTTACCCTTGTTACGTCCTGTATGAGAAGCATCCTTACCGTCACCATTTCCGTAAGTACCAAGTTTTCTATTCAATTTGTTAGCAGCAGTACGAATCTTAAGACCTTTGCTAGTCTTGTTGTACCGTTTTTGCTGTGTTAACCGGCGTCGTCGAGCACCAGGGTTTGACTTATAGTAATTAGAAGTGCTTCGAGCCATACAACCTCTTCTGTACCATTTCGGGGTCGATCTTAGGCATTACCGTAGCCAATTTGTCCAACGGATTGCCGTCATATGCAACACCGCTAATGTCATTCTTGGCTAACCAGTCACACGCTGCCTTGAGGTCTTGTGTACTGGCTTCACCAGATTTAATACGTGCAAGGAACTCTGTCGTAACGAGATTATGCAGCTCGTTAAACATGTCCTCACTTGCTTTTTTGTTCATTTGTCAGGGACACAATAGGAACTATGTCATGGCACAGGACTTCTACCCGTGAACCAGGACGAAAGGTGAACCCTGCTTTCATAATCTCAGTACATTTTAACGCCCGAACAATCTCATAGTCTAGGCGCATCTTCTCTTCATGCCGTCGTGCCAGTGCTTTACACTGCTCAATCATGCCACCGTCTAGCGGTATACTAAAGTTAAGTTGTGCACCAAAGTTTTGACCACGCACATAACTGTGCCCGTCATACGGTAGGGTGTCGTTACCCATGTAAAACGGAGAGAAGGTCATTGTGGTACCATTACAAGAGTTGCCCCCAGTAAACTGTTGCCTACTGGGAGCACCGTTGTTCTGGAATTGCACCGCCTGATTAGTGACATTGCCAGTTGCAGCTGCCACCGGCGAAGAGTTGTTTTGAACCTTAGGCTCTTCCGCTAATGCAGGTGTTACTGAGAGAAGACAGAGAGCGAGGTAGTAGTAGCAGTGGTATCGATGGTTCGAGTTACGTCGATTGTTTCGATCACGCCTGCTGCTCGGGTTACAGTCTCCAGTTGAAACTGTTCTCCGGCGGTCGTTACCGACCAAGTAGTCGCGGAGTCTGTGATGTCCCCACTTGGGGTTACGTTGGTTCCAGACCATGATGAATATGCACCACCCATCACTTCAGTAGCAATCGTTTCGGTGATGGTTTGGGTAGTAGTTGTGGTTGCCTGCATACTCCCTTGAGTAAACTGAGGAGTAACAGTTTGAGCTAAAGCTGCTGAGGGTGACAACAGAAGAGCCAGTAAAAGAAGTTTCTTCATTTAGGGGGTTCTTTTTTAGAATCTTTGTCAATACGACTGATCCCGTATGAAGCGAGAGTGCCGCTAAGCAAACTAGCCACGAAAGTGGGATCCATTTTTTGCAGCATTCCCATGTAGGATGCTGTAAGAACACCGGCACTCCAAATAAGTACAAGTGCTTTAACAACTTCACTTAGAAAGCTGTGTTTGTCATCCTTCATCCTTTTTCTTTTTCTTAGTTAGCAGTTTCTTAATAATAGGTTTAAGGACGCTAACTGTCCGCTTAAAAATAGCAGTAGCTGTTAGGGTGGCTGCAACTGAGACAGTAGCAGTCGTGCCAGCCGTCACAAGTATCTCGTTACTCGGTAACGGTACAGTATAATCTGTACCAGGCACATCAACGTAACGAACCTGTGACGGTGGTGGCGGTGTAGCGGGTGGTTTAGGTGGCGGAGGCTTAGGTTTAGCCTTTTTAGTTTCGGAAGGTGTCGTACCCTTGACTCCCGGAGGTGGCCGAAGGTCGTTAGGAGGCACTACAAGCGGCTTGTACGAGGGTAAAGTAGCTCGTGGTACCTCCAGTACCGGACGGGGTAAAACAGGGGGCTCAGGGAGCCGTAGAACCGGCAGTACCGGTGGTGCTCCCAAGTCCATCAGCCACCAAAGAGACCACGCTCGATAAAATCAACAGCTTGGTCGTCAACAGTGTTATCAGATTGCTCAGCAAGTTTACGGAGCATATCGACGATAAGGCGCTTTACTTTGTCGCTGTTAAGGAACGACATCAGAACGGGACGGATAAGTGCAATCATTGTTCTAAGTTAGTAAGGTGAGTCTCCCAACAGCTCAGCATCCCAAGATGCTTTGAGTTCATCAGGAGTAGTTGCTGCTTCGATAGCAGCGGATGCCGGAGCATCACGCAATGCCTGTTTGTCAGCGACAATGACAGACGTATCAGCTCCGGTTTCAAGAGCGCGTTGGAACTCAACGTCCTTTGCCTCAAGCTTTGGTTTACGAGCTTGACGGACTTTTTCACGGTGGATGTCCCGCGCTTTGGTCATGTTGATGTTAATCATTCAGATACCTCATTTGCAGCACGCCAAGCAGCTTCACCCATAGCAGTATCGGTGACACTGCTAAAATCAGCTTCCCAAGCGTTGCGGAAAGAACGATCAGTAAGAATCGTGTCATCCTCAACAATTACATAAGGCGTACCAGCAGGTACGTCCTTCTGAGCAACATCCTCAATAGGAAGATCGCCGGTCGGGGTAAGTATGGAGATACCGCCTTCGGAATTAGGGTAAATAATTTTCATGGGTTACCTCACAAAAATAACGTGGCACTCATCTTGGTCGGTCAGAGTGTTGTTGCTAAAGTTTCTTATGCCAAGCCGTGCGGATCCTGTCCCCAGCGCTCCGTTGGCGCCAGTTGTATTTAAACAAGAGTAATAGCCACCATAATCTGAACCAGCTTGGCCTCCAGCAACCGCATAATCAGACAGCAGCGCGGTTGAGAAATTGACGGTAAAGTCACCAGTGCCGTTGTCGCTAATACTAGAAACATTGCCAGAGCCGAATACATTGAGACTAGAACCACTTTGATCAAAGTGAGCCCATGCTCTAACAGAGTAAGACGGCGCCGAACCGCTTGCAGTTGACAGTTCTGCTGGCTCAGGAATGTTTGTAATGTTTGAACCGTTGCCATAAAACGCCATATCAGTTGACCTCCGTAAGATTAAATTTGTACTTTTTACCGTTCCGGCCATTTATCAGGAACAGGTCATCCTCGCCTTCCTGAATAGTCCAGGAACCCCAGGTGCCATCGACATCGTTGCTGCTGCCTTCGTTGCTGAGGTTAAGGTCGGAGGTGTACACGTTACGCCAGCGATAGGAAGATGTTCCACAGTCAAAAGTACCATTTGCATCAGGTCTAAAGTGTCCAGAACTCTCAATAACAGCTTTAACACCAGCGTTCGTACCAAACTCAATGCCGGCAGAACTGTTGTTAACCAGCCGTATAGTGTTGTTTGCTGATGAGTTTTGACCAAAGTACCAGGCTTGACTTCCATTAGATGCTTGGCCTTCTAGATATACGACAGAACCTGAACCTGTGCTATCAGTATCTTTGATAACCAGTGCAGCACCGCTAGTAACTCCTGCCGTAATTTGACCATCACTCGTCAACCCATCACACGTCACCGTGCCGGTTACGTTGATGCCGGTGGAGGTAACAGCCAGCCGCTGAGTGCCAGCACGGGTAGCAGTAATGTCCCCGCTAGCTGCCACCGATACGTTGGACGTGCCGTTGGTAATAGCAGTGCTGTCGATTGAGCTGGTTGAGGCAGAAGTAATCCGCCCCTGAGCGTCAACAGTTATTGAGGGAATAGCAGAGCTGCTTCCGTAGGTTCCAGCCGTGACAGCCGTATCCGCCAGTTTATCGGCAGTTACGGCGTCATCAGCCAATTTTGCAGTACTAATACTGCCGTCAGAAATGTCATCAACAGTAACTGCATTTGCAGCAATCTGTGT